GGAACGAGGGGAGCGACGATTTCTGATATGATATCAGTGTCGCTTCGTGGTAGTGTGGTAGCTGACATCGAGGTTCCTGCTTTCCAATTCAATCCGTTACAGGCCGCGTGGGAAATTATTCCACTAAGCTTCGTAGTTGATTGGTTTGTGAATGTAGGCAAGACACTCAATGCGCTAAGTTTTAGTAATCTCGTTAAGGGGTACGCAGCAAGCACAGGCGTTAAGGTTCATGTGGAACGTAGCTACGTTACGAACATCGTTTCGTTAGCTAGTCCCTACATTTCCGGAGGCTATGAGCAAACTGCATCATCCGAAGCAGATTATGAGATGCGACAACCTCGTCGATTGCAATTAACTGTTCCGCAGTTCATGACGAGAATGAACGGTTTCAAAGCGTTGGACCTTGTATTATTGGTCATGCAACGCTTCCGTAAATTCATCTGAGATGAAAGGGAGTTCAGTATGGGTGCAATGACGACACCTCTCACCACCTTCTCATATGAGAAGGACAAACGCACATCGACATACACGGGTCACGCAACACAGGACCCGCATATCGTGATCGAGACGCGCAAAGTTCCAACTGGTTCACAAGTCATGGCTGAATCCCGTGTCAAAGTTGTTTCTGGCACGGAAGACGCCGACGGGCTAGTGCTTCAGAACAAGGTCTCTTTTGAGGCTGTGGTACGGTACCCCGTTGATGGGATCGTGGCGGATGTAACAGCCGCGCTAGCAATCTTCCGTGACATTGTCGCGGGAGATGAGTTTGCTAACACCGTATCCAAACAGGAATGGTTATAAAATGGATGCGGTCGTGAATTTTCTCACCAGCGTTCACCAATTGGTGGACGTCCTGCTCGGTTTGTGCAAAACCGTCAGCCAAGCTCAAGAATTTCAGAGCCTACTGACTGCACTATCGGCAGTCGGTGAGTCTTCGGTCGTCCTTTTCAGGGCAGCCGTTGACTTCATTACCAGCATCTTTTAACCAACACTCAAAAGGAGGAATCCACAATGGATCCTAAACAAGTAGCGTACGAGATAGCTCGACATTACCTGAATGACCAAAACGATGTCAATTCAACCCTTCGTTCGATTGTAGGCGGTTATATTCGCGCCCGCGATCTTGCAAAGGTGGCATCATGCTCTGATCTTTTCCTCTGGCATAGTCACGAGGAAGCTGACTGGAAATTTCTCCGGCAGATGGAAGCATTCTTTAAAAAGAATGCCGATTTTGTCGACCCTCAAAGGTGTGAACTTAAAGCGAGGGAGTCTTTTGACGACTCTGAAACCTCGTGTAGAGAAACTAATTTGAGGCTCCAGAAACTTGGAGAGAATCAGAAAGATGATGAGGGAGCTTTTGGGGTTTTATGCCCGAGGTTCCCGTTCAAAGTCAATCTGATGAGGCGGCTGATAAAGGTCGTCTTGGGAGATTTCAGTGAGTTCCTTGACGAGTTTCCTCGTCTTGTGAAGATTACTCCAGGAGCAACTTCGCAATCTAGTCGTCGCAATTCCCTTCCCCAGCAGAAACTTACGCTGAAACCCTACGTAACACGCAGGGCTGGGAGGATCCTGAGTAGCCTTTACCAGTATTTCGGTTTTAGGCAATTTCGGATGAAGTATTGCGATTCAAACAGACTAGAGTTCGTACCGAAGAATTGGAAGCAACATCGAAGTATTGCGTGCGAACCTGAGGGAAATATTCC